AATATCGATGCGCTATGCACATCCGCGCATATCGAGCGCCGGATATGGCGCAATGCGGCGTGCGGGCGGCCGGTCAACGCCGAGGCGCATCTCGCCATCTGCCAAGTGCTCGCCATCGACCCGGTGACGGCCGAGGCGCCGACGCCGGCGCTCTTTCTCGCCGGGCCGGTGTGCTGGGCGACGCTCGGCGCCGGGGTGCGGGTGACGCGGGAGACGCGCGGGCACGGCGTGCGCGAGGCGGCCGCGGCGGCCGGGGTTTCCGCCGCCACGGTCTCGCGCTGCGAGAATGGGCGCGAGCTTTCCTTCGACAGCCTTGCGCGGCTCTCGGCCTATGTCGGCCTGCACCCGCATGCCTACACGGTGAAGCCGTTTCCTGATCCCGGTTCCACGGGAAACACCCACTGTAACAGCTTGAAAACACAGGAGGCGCCCCATGATCGACATGGGTGACGCGCTGCCGCCCGGCGTGCATACGGCGGCGGACCTCATGCGGCATTACGAAGAGGTGCGGCGGCGGATGAAGGCGCAGACGGCGCGCCGGCGCGGCCCGCCCGTGCCGCCCCCGGTGACGGCGGCTGTAGTGCCTGCCGTTCCCGTGGCTCCATCCGTCGTCGAGCCGCCTTCCTTCTCGCCGCGCGATGCCGCGCTGACCTTCGCCCGCTACTGCGTCGGCGAATGCAACCGGCTGGCGCATGCCGCGGCTTGCGATGTCGCCGCAAGCGCGCCGGGCCTGATGCCACGCTTCAACCCGCTTTTCGTCCATGGCGGTACGGGGCTCGGCAAGACGCATCTGCTGCAGGCGCTGGCGCAGGCGGCGGAGGAGAGCGGACGGCGCGTCGCCTACCTCACTGCCGAGCGCTTCATGTTCGGCTTCGTCGCGGCCATGAAGACCGGCACGACCGAGGATTTCCGCGCGAGGTTCGGCGAGATCGACCTTCTGCTGCTCGACGACGTGCAGGGGCTGCACGGCAAGAGCGTGCAGCAGGCCTTCTCCTCGGCGCTCAACGCGCTGATGGACGCGCACCGGCAGGTGGTGATCGCCGCCGACCGGCACCCCGGCGACCTCGACGCCTTCGACGAGCGGCTGCGCTCGCGGCTCGGCGCCGGGCTGGTGATCGAACTGCGCTCGCTCGACGACGAGGTGCGCGCCGCGATCATCGCCGCGCAGGCCGAGCGGGCGGCGGTGCTCTCGCCCGGCTTCGCATTGCCGGTGGATGTGGCGCGGTTCCTGGCCAGCGACGGGCGGATGAATGCCCGCGACCTCGCCGGGGCGGTTAACCGGCTGCTGGCGCCACACCAGTTCGGCGGCGTCGAGATTACGATGGATATGGCGCAGGCGGTCTTGCGCGACGTGATCCGCACCGGCGAGCCGCGGCGCGTGCGGGTAGACGACATTCTGCGCGTGGTGACGAAGCAATTCGGCGTGACGCTGGCCGACATCCTCTCCCAGCGGCGCACGGCCAATGTGGTGAGGCCGCGGCAGATCGCGATGTACCTCGCCAAGACGCTGACCCTGCGCAGCCTGCCGGAGATCGGCCGACGCTTCGGCGGGCGCGACCACACCACCGTGCTGCACGCCGTGCGGAAGATGGACGGGCTGCGGTCGCACGACGCGAAGCTGCGCGCCGAGCTCGACGACCTCGAGGCGAAGATCATGGAGAGGGTGGCGTGAGCGCTTATCCCTTCTCCAATCTTCCCGCCCGGCTTGCCGCCCTGGTGCTGGTGTGCCCCGAACGCGGCTGCTGGATATGGCAGGGCGCCACCAGCGGCCGCGGCCGGGGCGGCGGCTATGGCCGTGTGAAATGGGATGGCGTCACCCAGGCCGTGCACAAGGTGGTGTGGCGGATCGCCGGGCGGCGTCCGCTGCGCCGGGGCGAGCAGTTGGACCATGAGTGCCGCGTGCGGGCGTGCTGCAACCCGGCGCACCTGAAGCCGATGTACCAGCCGAAGAACATGAGGCTGGCCTATGCGCGCCGCCGCGCGGCCTTTCGGGCGGAGGCGGTGCAGTGATGACGCCTGAAACCTTCCTCGACGGGCGGGTGACGCTCTATTGCGGCGACAGCCGGGATGCTCTCGATCTCATTGAGCCGAACAGCGTCGACAATTGCGTGTGCGACCCGCCCTATGCGCTGGTTTCGATCGGCAAGCGCTTCGGCAAGGAGGGCGCCGCGCCGGCCAAGGGCGGCGTCTATCAGCGCGCCTCGGGCGGCTTCATGGGGCAGAGCTGGGACACCGGCGAAGTCGCCTTCGACGCGAAGTTCTGGCGCAAGGTTTTCCGCGCGCTGAAGCCCGGTGGGCATGTGATCGCCTTCGGCGGGACGCGGGCCTACCACCGGCTGGCCGTCGCCATTGAAGATGCGGGTTTCGAGATCCGCGATTCCATCGGCGACCTGATCAGCCTCGATCCGATGGTGCGGGCCTTCGTCGACAGCCTCGACGAGGCGCAGCTCGACGCCTTCCTGCGCATCGCCGACCTGATCGGCTTCGAAGGGTTGCTCGCCTGGGTGTACGGCACCGGCTTTCCCAAGAGCCACGACGTGAGCAAGGCCATCGACAAGATGGCGGGCGCGGAGCGGCCCGTGGTCGGCTTCGACCCCGTTGCGGCAAAACGAACGTCGAAGTTCGGCACGAATTCCTACGGCGACTTCAAAGGCCAGAACGGCGATGTGACCGCACCGGCAACTGCTGCTGCTGCTGCTTGGCAGGGCTGGGGCACGGCGCTGAAACCGGCGTGGGAGCCGATCGTACTCGCCCGCAAGCCGCTGATTGGCACGGTGGCGGAGAACGTGCTCGAGCACGGCACCGGGGCGCTGAACGTCGACGGGTGCCGGGTCGGCGACGAGGTGCGCACTGCCGCGTTCACCTCGCTCGCCCCGTGTCACGGCAATGCCCTCGGCGCCGCAGGCACCGCGGAAGCGTGCCGTGGAACGCAGGGCGAGCCGAAGGAGTACGTCGGGCGCCATCCGGCCAACATCATCCATGATGGCACCGACGAGGTGGTGTCCGCTTTTCCGGAAACGGAGAGCGGCGCCGGCGCCGTGAAGCGCGCTACGGCGGCCGGGCATCAAGGCAACGCCCTTGGGCGCGAGTCTCGCCCGGCCGGCACGCCGATGATCAGCCACGGCGATAGCGGCTCCGCCTCCCGCTTCTTTTACTCCGCCAAGGCGGATGCCGATGACCGGCTCGGCTCCAAGCACCCGACGGTGAAGCCTGTAGACCTGATGCAGTGGCTGGTGCGGCTGGTGACGGCCAAGGGCGGCACGGTGCTGGACCCGTTCGCCGGCACCGGCACCACCGGGGAAGCGGCGTGGCGCGAGGGCTGCAACGCCGTGCTGATCGAGCGGAACCCGCCTTACCAGGCCGATATCCGCCGCCGCATGGCGCTGTGCACCGCCGGCAGTGCGACCCGCAAGCGCGCCGCCCGGCTCGCCCGCGCCGAGGCGGAAGGAAAGGCGCCGGAATTCGGCCCGCTGTTCGGCGGCCTCACAGGACCGGAGGCCGCAGAATGACGCGCGAAGTGCTTCCCGCTCGGCGCTTCGCCGAAAATGTCAGCTTCTTCCTGGGCAAGATCCTCTATTCGGTGACGCTCGGCTTCTATGACGATGGCCGTGTCGGCGAGGTGTTCATCGGCGGGCCGAAGACCGGCTCGGATGCCGAGACGAATGCCCGCGACGCCGCGGCGATCCTCTCCATTGCCATGCAGTACGGCGTGCCGCCCTCGGCGTTCAGCACGGCAGTGCAGCGCGACAGCAGCGGCGTGCCGCTCGGCCCGATCGGCGCCGTGGTGGACCTGCTCGCGCCGCAGGATGGGGGCGCGTGATGAACACGCATTCCCTAGAGCGGCGGGAGCCTCTTCACGACGGATCGGCTGTGCTCGGCCATCCCCTCTATCCGGGCGGCCAGATTGAACAGCTGCATTCCTCTGCGCGAGTGAGGCCCTTCCAAGTCTTCGAACCTGAATTCGGACGGGAACAACTCCAGTTGCCGCCACAGCGCAGCAGAGGCCTCAATCGTGGGTCTTATCCCAATGACGTAGGAGAATGGAAGCGTTTCGAGTGCCAACTCGGCGTCGCGCGTCGATACTTGAACGCGATAGTTTTCCTTAAGTTCAACTATCGCCGCGTAGGCCGACGTTCGATCATTAAGGCTCTCGGATGCGGAGAATTGCTCTGCAGCGGCCCTGATCTTGGGGGCATACACCAGAATAATTGCGCAATAGCCGATAAGGCAATTGACCCGATCTTCTCGATCTTGCTTGGCGAGCCGTCGGCGCTCGGCGATATCACGATCTACTGCAATGATCGCTGCTGCCGCCGCCAGCACCGTGAGCATTCCGCCGACAGCCGAGCCCGTGAAACTGAGCCAGTCTCCTGCATCAGCTCCGGCCAGTATACCTTTAGCTGCCGTGACAATGGTCGCACCAAGAACCACCCCGAAGAAGACGCAGGCGATGCCGATGGCAAGAGGGTTCCAGAGGCGAGTTTCCATGCGTCAACGCTGATCAAGCGGCCCCTCTTTGTCGAGAGGGCTTTGTCATGACGGGGATTGTTGTCGACAGGTTCGCTGGCCACAACCCCGCGCCCATGCGCATCCTCATCGGTTGCGAGACGTCGGGCGTCGTCCGGCGCGCCTTCGCCGCCTATGGGCACGATGTCTGGTCGGTCGATCTGCTGCCTGCGGAGGACCGCAGCAACCGGCACATCATCGGCGACATTCGCGACTATCTCGGTGAAGGCTGGGATCTGCTCGCCGTCATGCATCCACCCTGCACGCGGCTGTGCAACAGCGGCGTGCGCTGGCTCCGCAAGGCGCCGCCCGGCCGGACGCTTGAGGAGATGTGGGCGGATCTGGAGGAAGGTGCGGCGCTGTTCTCCGATTGCTGGAATGCGCCGATCGAGCGCATCTGCGTCGAGAATCCGGTCATGCATCGCTATGCGCGCGAGCGCATCCGGAACTGGGCGAAGCCGCAGACGGTGCAGCCCTGGTGGTTCGGTGAGTCGGCCTTCAAGGCGACCGGGCTCTATCTGCGTGGTCTGCCGCCGCTGGTGCCGACCCGCAAGCTGGTGCCGCCGAAGAAGGGCACGGACGAACACAAGTCGTGGTCGAAGGTGCATCGCGCCTCACCCGGCCCTGAGCGGTGGAAGGACCGCAGCCGCACCTATGACGGCGTTGCCGAGGCCATGGCGGCGCAGTGGACGGCCGCCTGGGCGCGCGAGCGGGAGGCGGCGGAATGAGCAACTACGCGCAAGGATGGGTTGAAAACCTCGACGTCGTGCTCGGCTCCAGCACGCGCTTCGTGCTGATGGCGCTGGCGAACTATGCCAATGACGCCAATCTGGCGTGGGTCTCCCGCAGCACGATCGTCAAATACACCGAGCTGAGCCCGGCGACGGTGACGCGCGCGCTGCGCGACCTCGAGGCGCGCGGGCTGATCGAGCGCGAGGAACGCTTTCGCGACAACGGCTCGCGCACCACCGACATGATACGCCTGCTGGTCGGCTGCACACCGCGGCCGGCTACCCCCCCTGATCACAGTGATGAGGGGGGTACTGATCACCATGATGAGGCCCCCTCATCACCACGAGCAGGCCCCCTCATCACGGTGATGAGACCTGAACCCTCACTTGAACCCTCAATTGAAGATTCCCCCCAAGCCCCCCAGGGGGCCGGGGTGGGGATTTCGAAATCCGATGGTGAAGGGGAAGGGGGCGCGCCGGACACGCAGTTCGACGTGTTCTGGGCGCAGTACGGCGCCGACCCGACCGCCAGCAAGGCGAAGGCGCTGCGGTCATGGGCGCGGCTTGGCGCCAGCGAGAGGGCGCAGGCGCTCGCCCTGCTGCCGCGCTTCCTCGACCATTGCCGGGCGAAGAGCCGCAGGATCTGCGATCCCTCGACCTACATCGCCGAACGGCGCTGGGAAGGGCTGGCGAACGTGCCGGCACCCGCCGCCCGGGCCGAGGAGGCGCCGGCGCGGCCGGTGGAGGCCGACCCGGTGAAGCGGGCCGTGCTGTGGGCGCTGAACGACAAGGCCGACCGGGGTGAGTGGCATTTCGTCGAGCAGGGCAGCGACGCCTGGGAGGCGTGGCGGCAGGCCTTCGGCGCGGCGGGCTTCGGGCATCGCTGGATGGCAGGGCGAGTTGTGCGCGAGCCGGCGCCGGGAGGCGGCATCGTCCAGCGCCTCGGCCGCAGCTTCCCGCTGCGCTACCCGCCCAAGGCCGACGGCAGCGGCACCGGCCCGCCCGATGGCACGGTGACGGCGGACGAGATGGCGGAATTCGTGAACAGCGGCGGTTGAGGAGAGGCGAGATGGGAATGGTCGGTCGGCCGCGTATCGAGACGCGGGAACGGTATGCCTGCGGCAAGGCGAAGTCGAAGCCGGAGGTGGCGTCTCCCGCCATGGTTCGGCGCATCATCAACGAGGCCCGGCGCGGGGCGGCTGACCCTGCGCTCGGCTCGGTCATCGGCCAGCTTCGGCTGCGCGACATCATCGACACGCGGCAGATGAGCGCCGGCCTGCGCTATGCCGAGCTTTGCGCGGACTTCGACCGGATGAAGGGTATTCCGCGCCGTTCGGCCGCCAGCCCTTCCTACCAGGCGGGCCTGCGCCGCACGGGCGGGAATGATGCCGAAGACGAGGGCATCGTGGCCGAGCTGCTGCGCAATGGTGGCGACGTGCGCGAACTGGCGAAGAAGAATGCCCGGCTGCGTGCCCTGGTGCGGATCGTCACCGCTCACGAGGCGGCGCAGAAGGCGCTTCTGGAGTGCGGGCAGCCCGTGTGGCGGCTGGTGCGCGAGGTGGCGATATACGACCGGACCATCGACGCATGGCATCGTCCACAGCTTATACGCGGGCTGGATGCCCTCCTGGCGCACTTCGACTTGACCGGATTTCGGAAGTGATATTCCTTCCGAAATAGAAGCTGACCTTTCTGCGCCCGGCCCCATTCAGATGCGGCCGGGCGTTGTCGTTTCAGGGCATGTTCATGGCGCGACTGACCACGTTGCCGCCCCGCCTTTCGGCTCTTCCGCCTCGCCTCGCAGTACAGACGCACACCGGCCCTGATCGTGATCGGGTGCGCATGGCGGGTGCGCCGTGGCGAGCCTGGTACAAGACGGCTCGGTGGCGGGCACTTCGGCTCCGCGTGTTCACGCGCGACCTGTTCGCCTGCCAGATGAAGGACTGCGGTCGCGTCGAGGCGGACACCTCCCTTCTGGTCTGCGACCACATACATCCGCACCGGGGCGATGAGCACCTGTTCTGGGACGAGGGCAACCTGCAGACCCTCTGCAAGCCGTGCCACGACAGCGTGAAGCAGGCCGAGGAACGGCGCGGCGGCTGGTGAGGTGGCATCTGGCGCCGCCGAGCCGGGAGGGGGGTCTAAAAGTCTGGAGGGCTCGCCCATCGCGGACCCGCGCCCCCCTCATTCGGAGATTTTTTTCCCGTGAGCGATGAAAAATCCGAAGCGCCGGGCGAAGTCGACCTGTTCGGCATGCCTGTGCGGCCGATCCGTGATCGGCGCGGGCGCCCCTGCTTCAAGAAAGACAAGGAAAACCAAGACTTTGTCGCGGTACGGATCGCGGCCGGCTGGTCGCAGGCGCGCATCGCCGAGGATATGGGCATCGACGAGAAGACGCTGCGGAAACATTTTTCCCGCGAACTGGAGAATGGCCGCGTCTTCGTCGAGGGCCTGGTGCTCGACGTGCTGCTGAAGCAGACCCGCGAAGGGAAGTCGCCCGCGATCCGCCAGCTGCGCGAGATGCTGGAAGCGGCCGGGCCGCAGGCGCCTCGCGGCCGGTCCAAGCCGAAGTCCGACGAGGAGGAGGAGGACGAAGACGGCAAGGCCGCGCCGGTCGGCAAGAAAGAGCAGCAGATGCAGGATGCGCAGGTGGTGCCGCCTGAGTATGGCGACATCTTCGACCGGATCGACCGGCGCCACTGATGCTGCCCGTATTGTTCGCCTGTCCCGACTGGTTCGAAAAGCTCCAGGCGGGCGCGACGCCAATTCCGGATCTGCCGATCGATCCGGTGCTGGCCGAGTGCGCGGTCGAACTGTTCAACAAGCTGCGCGTGCCGGACGTGCCGGGCATGCCGACCATGGCCGAGGCCGCCGGCGAGTGGATGCGCGACATCGTGCGCGTCGCCTTCGGCTCGGTTGACCGCGAGACGGGGCAGCGCTTCGTCGGCGAGATCTTCAACCTGGTGCCGAAGAAAAACGGGAAGACGACGAACGCCGCCACGCTCGGCCTGATCTGGCTGATGATGAACCGGCGCCCGAACGTCGACGGCATCATCGTCGGGCCGACGCAGGAGGTGGCCGAGAAGTGCTTCGAGCAGGCCAGCCTGATGATCGCGGCTGATGAGTACCTGGCCCGGCGCTTCAAGGTGATCGACCACAAGAAGACGATCATCGATCGTCACATCGACCGCGACACCGGCATCCGTCGGAACGCCAAGCTGAAGATTAAGAGCTTCGATCCGAAGGTGGTGACGGGCTCCATTCCGGCGTTCGCGATCCTCGACGAACTGCACGTTATGGCCCACGCGAACTTCGCCAGCCGTGTCGTCGGGCAGATCCGCGGCGGCATGATCACCAATCCGGAAAGCCTGCTGATCATCATCACCACGCAGTCGGAGGTGCCGCCCTTCGGCATCTTCAAGCAGGAGCTCGACTACGCCCGCAAGGTTCGCGACGGCGAGGTCACCGAGGACGTGCGCATGCTGCCGATCCTCTATGAGTTTCCCGAGGCGATGCAACTGGCGACGGACAAGCCTTGGCTTGATCCGAAGAACTGGCCGCTGGTGCTGCCGAACCTCGGCCGCTCGCTGACAATCGACCGCCTGCAGAAGGAATGGCGGACGGCGCAGCAGAAGGGCGAAGGCGCCGCGCGCGAATGGGCGTCGCAGCACCTCAACGTGCAGATCGGCACGGCGATGCATGGGGATCGCTGGGTCGGCGTCGACTATTGGGATGCCGCCGCCGACGACCGCATCACGCTGGACTACATCAAAGAGAATTCCGACGTCGTGGTGACCGGCGGCGATGTCGGCGGCCTCGACGATCTCTGGGGACTGGCCGTCCTCGGACGGCACAAGGAAACCCGGCACTGGATGCTCTGGGCTAAGGCTTGGGCGCAGCGGATCGTGCTGGAGCGGCACAAGGAAGTCGCGGAGCGGCTACGCGACTTCGAGCGCGAGGGCAGCCTCGTCATCTGTGATCGGGTGACGCAGGACGCCGAAGAGGCCGCAGCGATCATCGTCAGCCTGCGCGACGCTGGCTTGCTGCCGGAGACCGGCGGCGTCGGTCTCGACCCGGCCGGCGTGACGGCCCTGCTCGAGGAGCTCGCGCTCTACGAAGTCGGCTCGCCTTGCGTGGCGGCGGTGAGCCAGGGCTATCGCCTCTCGGCGGCGATCTTCGGCACCGAGCGCAAACTGGCGGACGGCACGATGAAGCATTGCGGATCGCTGCTGCTGAACTGGTGCGCCGGCAACCTCATGGCCGAGATGCGCGGCAGCAACGTCTATATGCAGAAGCGGACTGCGAGCGCGAAGATCGACCCGATGATGGCGGCGTTCAACGCCGTCGAGATGATGAGCCGCAACCCTGTCGCCGCCAATGGTCCGTCGGTCTACGAAGGCCGCGGCATTCTGATGGTTTGAGCGCATGCGCATCCTCGACTTTTTCCGCCGCAGCGAACCGGCCGCGGCGGCGGGGGCGCATGTCTCGCCGCAGGCGAGCGGGTCCGGCTTCCTTTCGCTGGACGATCCTCGCGTCATCGAATTCCTGCGCTTCGGTGACGTCACGGCGACCGGCATCACGGTCAATGTCGAGCGGGCGCTGAAGAACCCCGCCATGTTCCGGGCGGTGAGCATCATCAGCTTCGCTATCGGCATGCTGCCGCTGCAGTTGATCCATGAGGAGACGAAGAAGAAGGCCACGGATCACCCGCTTTATCGGGTGCTGCATCGACGCCCGAATGGATGGCAGTCTGCCTTCGATTTCCGCACGCTCATGCAATTGCGGGCGCTGGTGAAGGGCAACGGCTATGCCCTGGTGCTGCGCTCGACGGACCTGCGGAACCGCGGCGCCGAGAAGGTCGGCGGCCTTGTGCCACTCGATCCCGACCGCATGGAACCGAAGCAACTCGACGACTGGTCGGTCGTTTATGACTACCAGCCGAAGACGGGCGCTCGGCGCCGGTATCAGGCGCGAGACATCTTACATCTTCGGGGATTGTCGCTCGACGGCATTACGGGGCTGTCGACCGTCAAGCAGGCCGCAGAGCCTATCGCCCTCGCGCTCGCCGCCGAACTCGCCGCCGGTCGCGTGTTCAAGAATGGCGCACTTGTCAGTGGCGCGCTGAAGCACCCTGGCAAGCTCTCCGATCCGGCTTTCGAGCGGCTCAAGGCCAGCCTCGCCGAGAAGGAGGGCGCCGAGAATGCCGGCAAGAACCTCATCCTCGAGGAGGGTATGGATTGGGCGTCTGTGTCCTCCAGTGCGAAAGACGCCCAGCTGATCGAGATCCGCAAGATGCAGATCGAGGAGATCGGCCGCGCAACCGGCGTGCCGCGCCCGTTGCTGATGATGGATGACACCAGCTGGGGTTCCGGCATTGCCGAGCTCGGCCGCTTCTTCGTGCAGTTCGCGCTCACCCCGTGGTTCGAAGCCTGGCAGCAGGCCTGCGAACGCACGCTCCTCTCCGACGCGGAGGCGGACGCGCTGACGGTGAAGTTCAATGCCGGCGCCCTATTGCGCGGCAGCGTCAAGGACCAAGGCGAGTTCTTCGCCAAGGCGCTCGGCGCCGGCGGTCAGCCCGGATTCATGACGCAGAACGAAGTGCGCGACATGCTCGACATGCCTCGCGTCGAGGGCGGCGATGAACTGAGCAAGGGCGCCATGGGGCACAACGGCGGCCCGGCGCTCGACGATCCGGAAGACGACACGGCCCCAAAGCCGAAACGCTCGCCGAAGAAGGATGAAGGCGATGAAGACTGATCGTCCGCGCGTGATGGCCGCGGCGCGGCCCGATGCCATGCCCCTGCCGATTCGACAGGACGTGCACGCCTTTACCAAGCCGGAAGTGTTCGACCGCTGGTCCGACACCGCCGCCGGCGTGCGCGCCCTCACCGTCGGCGACAACGTCATCACCATGTTCGATGTGATCGGCGAGGACTATTGGTCCGGCGGCGGCGTCACGGCCAAGAAGGTGGCATCGCAGCTGAAGGCGATCGGCGATCGGCCCGTCGAGGTGCAGATCAACAGCCCCGGCGGCGATATGTTCGAAGGCATCGCCATCTTCAACGTGCTGCGCGAGCACCCGCAGGACATCACGGTGAAGGTGATGGGCATGGCGGCCTCGGCGGCCTCAATCATCGCCATGGCCGGCGATCATGTCGAAATGGGCGCCGCGTCCTTCCTGATGATCCATAATTGCTGGGTGCTGGCTATCGGCAACCGGCACGACATGCGCGAGACCGCCGAGTGGCTGGAGCCCTTCGACCAGGCGATGGTCGACCTCTACGCCGCACGCACCAGCCAGAAGCCCGCCGACATCGCCAAGTGGATGGACGCCGAGACCTATATGTCGGGCTCGCAGGCCGTCGAGCGTGGCTTCGCGGACGCACTGCTGGCGTCCGACCAGATCACCACCGACGAGAAGGCGCAGTCCGCCGACCGCAACATCAACGAGCTGCGCGCCATGGAACTGCAGCTCGTCTCCGCGGGCATGTCGCGCTCTGCCGCGCGCGCCCGCATCAACAAGATCAAGGGCACGCCAGGCGCTGCCCCGAACGACCCCACGCCGGGCGCTGGGGAAGACGACTGGTCCGGCATTGCCGACCTCATCGCAACCCTCCGCACCTCATAGGAGCTACCCATGCGGACCTTCCTTTACGTGGCGCTTGCCTGCGCCGCGGTGCTGGCGCTCGGCCATATCCTTCCCGCCGATGCTTCCCCGCTCACCCACGGCGTCGCCATGGCGGTCTTCGCCATGCCCGCCGCCAAGCCGCGCCTGCCGCGTATCGCCGTCGAGACCACCATGCTGCGGCCCGTGCCGCGCGCGGTGAAGGCGATGCCGCGCGCCGACGTGAGCGACCCCAAGGCCATGATCGCGGCCCTGCAGAAGGCGTTCGACGACTTCAAGGCGGCGAACGACGAGAAGCTGAAGGGCAAGGCCGATGTGGTGCTCGACGAGAAGGTCGATCGCATCAACTCGGCGGTCGACGGCTTCCAGAAGGCGATCGATGATCTCAATGCCAAGCTGGCCGCCCAGGCCGCCGGCGGCAGCGTCATCGGCGACCTGCCGGCCGACCCGGAATATGTCGCCGCCTTCAAGGCGCACATGCGCAAGGGCGACGTGCAGGCAGCCATCAGCAAGGGCGTGGATTCGGAGGGTGGCTATCTGGCCCCCGTCGAATGGGATCGCACTATCACCGGCAAGCTGAAGGAGGTCTCGCCCATCCGCGACAATGCCCGCGTGATGAGCATCACCACCTCCGGCTTCAAGAAGCTGTTCACCGATCGCGCCGTCGGCTCCGGCTGGGTCGGCGAGACGGCGGCCCGCCCGGCCACCTCGACCCCGGCCTTCGCGATCCTCGACTTCGTTCCGGGCGAGATCTACGCCAATCCGGCGATCACGCAGCAGGCGCTGGACGATGCGGCGATCGATCTGGAGCAGTGGCTCGCGGGCGAGGTCAACACCGAGTTCGCGCGTCAGGAAGGCATCGCCTTCCTCTCCGGCAACGGCACCAACAAGCCGTTCGGCATCCTCACCTATGTGACCGGCGCCGCCAACGCCGCCAAGCATCCGTGGGGTGCCATCGAGGTGGTGAACAGCGGCGCCGCCGCGGCTCTCACTTCCGACGGCTTCATCAGCCTGTTCTACAGCGTGCCGACCGCCTATCGCTCCGGTGCCAAGCTCTACACCAACCGCCAGACCATGGCGGCGGCGCGCAAGCTGAAGGACGGCCAGGACAACTATCTCTGGCAGCCCTCCTATGCGCAGGGCCAGCCGGCGACGCTGGCGGGCGAGCCGATCGTCGAGATCCCCGACATGCCCGCCGTGGCCGCCGACGCCATCGCGGCGCTCTACGGCAACATGGAGGAGACCTATCTGGTCGTCGACCGGATCGGCATCCGCGTGCTGCGCGATCCCTACACCAACAAGCCCTTCGTGCACTTCTACACCACGAAGCGGGTCGGCGGCGGCGTCTTCAATCCGGAGCCCATGCGCGCTCTGAAGATCGCGGCTGCGGCCTAGTCGGCACTCGCAAGCCTTGGCGGCGGACCACGGCCCGCCGTCCTTTCCTTCCCATAGGAGGCCAACATGGCAGTAAAGAAGGCCGGCACCGCCCGGACGGTGCCCGTGACCGTCGCCGCTCCGCAGCAGGCGGCCACCATCCCCGCCGCCACATCCTTCGCGCCTTCTGGCGCGCCGGAGCAGACCGTGCCGGATGTCGACCCGAAGCACGCCGCGATCGATGACAACCCGCGAGCGAACACGTCCGTCGAACAGAACCGGATCGACTTTAACGATCCGACGCTGTCCGGCTCCGAGGCGGTCGCGAATAACCTCAAGGGCGAGGGTTGACCCATGCCCAACGTCGTCGTCACCGAAACCGGCCCTCTGCTGTCCCTCGAAGAGGTCAAGCAGCACCTGCGCGTCGATCACGGTGACGACGACGCGCTCATCACCACGTACATGGATGCCGCCGTCCTGCATGTGCTGATGTACTGCAACCTGTCTCTGGTGCCTCTGGGCGCCGAGGCTCAATTCAAGGTCGCTGCGCTCATGACCGCGGCGGACTTCTACGACAACCGAGCCGAGGTCGCGCCCGGCCCTGTCGCTTCGGTGCCACTGCCGGCCAGTGCGCGCCGTCTTGTCGACCCATATCGACATCTGCGAGTTTAGCCATGCCAGCCGCCGGCGACCTGCGCGAGCGGGTGCATTTCCAGTCGCGCGAGATGATCGACGACGGCTATGGCAACGAGCAATCGGGGCCGTGGACGACGCGCTTCACGGTCGCCGCCGGCTTCCGGCCGCTGCGCGGCGGCGAGGCGGTGATGGCCTCGCGGCTGGAGAGCCGGCAGCCCTACATCGTCACCGTGCGGCAGAGCAGCGACACGCGCGGCGTGTCGACCGACTGGCGCATCGTCGACGCGCGGAACACGGGGCGGGTTTTCGCCATCAGTGCCGCGCCGACCGATCCGGATGGAAAGCGCGCCTGGCTGGAAATACTCGCCATTGAGGGGATGCCGAGTTGATGCCGTGGGTGCGCTTCATCGCCGACTTCGACTTCAAGCCGAAACCGGCCATCACCATCGCCTATCGCGCCGGCTTCGTCGGTTTGGTATCGCGCAGCTGTGCCGCGAAGGCCAAGGCGAGAGGGCTCGCCATCCCCGTCAGTCGACCCGGTTCGCGTCGCAACGATGAGGTCGCCGCCGATGGCAAGGTCTAGCATCGTCGGCCTCGCCAAGCTGCACCGGAAGATCGCAAAGCTGCCGGAACAGGCGCGCACGGATATCCGCGCGGCAATGGAGAAGGTGGCGGAGCAAATCGTGGACTTGGCCCGGTCACTCGTGCCGACCGTCAGCGGCGATCTCCGCGACAGCATCGGGTGGACGTGGGGACGTCCGCCGCGCGGGTCGATCTCGCTGGGCACGGTGGCCCGGGCAAAGCTCGGCGCCAGCATGACGATCACGATCTATGCCGGCAATGACGAGGCCTTCTATGCCCGCTGGGTCGAGTTCGGCACGGCGGCTCACGTCAATGGAGGGTTGTTCGCCGGCACCCGCAACCCGGGCACGCAGGCCCGGCCGTTCTTCTACCCCGCCTTTCGGGCTCACCGGCGCATAGCGCGCCGCGAGGTGCGCAAGGCCATCCGTTCGGCGGCCCGCAAGGTGGCGAAGCAATGATTGACCCGGTGCTGGAGCTTCAGGGGGTGATCACCGCCCGCCTGAAGGCCAATGACGATCTGCGCGCTCTGATCGACCGCCGCGTCTATGACAGCGTGCCCCGTGACCGCGATGGCGGCGTTACGGCCAAGTTCCCCTACGTGTCCTTCGGCCCGACGACCGAATTGCAGGACGACGCCGACTGCATCGCCGCGACCGAGTTCACGCTGCAGATCGACGCCTGGTCGCGCGAGCCCGGTTTTCCCGAGGTCCGACGGATCGCCAAGGCCGTCAAGGCGGCGCTGCACGAACAAGAGATCACCCTCGCGGAGAATGCGCTCGCCACCTTCGAATGGTGGCGGGCCGACGTGATCCGCGCGCCCGACGGCATTACCAGCCATGCCGCGATCACCTTTCGCGGCGTGATCGAGCAGTCCTGATCGATCTCACTCGATTTACTCGGCCCGCTTCGGCGGGCTTTTTTCATGGAGGGCCAGATGGCCAAACCGACCACCATGAAGGGCGGGCAGGTCCGCGTCCTTATCGGCAATGACGAAGATCCCATCGTCTACGCCGCGCCCTGCGGCTTCACCGAGCGGTCGGTGACGCTGTCGAAGAACCTCGAGGAGGTGGTGATCCCCGACTGCGACGATCCCGACGCGGTGGACTGGGTCGGCCGCGACGCCTCGTCGCTCAGCATGGCGATCTCCGGCGAGGGCGTCATGGCCGAGCAGTCGGTCGAGACTTGGCTCGATGCCTGGGAGAATCCGAACTCGGTTCCGGTGAAGGTCGAATGGGGGTTCCCCAACAAGACCATCACCTGGACCGGGCTGATGCATGTCGAGAGCATCGAGGCCACCGGCGCCAACGGCCAGCGGGTGCGCAAGAGCATCAGCATGCAGTCGGATGGCGAGATGGCCCGCGTGGTCACGCCCAATGCGTGACGCCAGCCTGACGCTCGATTGGGCGGACGGCACCTATGCTTTCCGTCTCGGCTGGGCGGAGCTGGAGAAGCTGCAGGAGGCCTGCGACGCCGGCCCCTATGTGGTCCTCCAGCGCCTGCGCACGGGCACCTGGCGGGTCGGCGACGTCGCACATGTCGTTCGCCTCGGCTTGATCGGCGGCGGCATGACGCCTGTCGATGCCCTGAAGAAGGCGCGCGCCTATGTGGAGGCACGCCCGCCGGCAGAAAACCTCCTGCCGGCGCAGGCCATCCTCTCGGCCGGCGTGGTCGGCGCGCCGGAGGAAGACGACGGGTCCGACCGTCCGGCGCCGAACGATGCCGACCGCGTCGATGATCTGCCGAACGGCAAGATTCGCATGGCGACGGTCTACGGCCTCGGTGCCGCCATGGGTTTCACACCGCAGCAGGTCGGGGCGATGAGCCTCTGGCAGTTCATGGCCGCGGTGAAGGGCTACGCCAAGGCGAACAATCCTGACGACGGCAAATCGCTGACGGCGGCCGAGGAAGACGCTCTCTGGGCGGTAGTGGCGGAGGGCTAAGACATGGCGACCGACATCGAAAAGCTCGTGGTGCAGATGTCGGCCGACATCAAGGGTTTCGAGCGCGAGTTGCGCAAGGCGCAGGGCATCGGCGAACGGCGAGCGACGGCGATCGAGCGGCGTTTCCAGCAGATGAACAAGCGCATCTCGGCCTCGCTCGGCTCCAGCGTCTCGCTGGGCGGCCTCGCCGGCGCGGTCGGCCTCGGCATCAGCATCGCCGACTTCGTGGAGACCACGAAGCGCATCGACAGCCTGCGCCAGAGCCTGAAGGCGATCACCGGCTCGGAAGCCGAGGCGGCGCGCGAGATGCAGTTCGTCACCGAGACGGCCGAAAAGCTGGGTCTGGAGCTGCTATCGACCGGCGAGGCCTATGCCTCCCTCATGGCGGCGACGAAGGACACGACGCTGGAAGGCGAGGCCACCCGCGACATCTTCGTTGCCGTGGCGAACGCGATGTCGACGCTGGGCAAAAGCTCGGCCGACACCGAGGCGGCGCTGCTGGCGGTGCAGCAGATGGTGTCGAAAGGCAAGGTGTCGGCCGAGGAGTTGCGCGGCCAGCTTGGGGAGCGCTTGCCCGGCGCCTTCAAGGCGGCGGCCGATGCTCTAGGCATCACCACGGCCGAGCTCGACGAGATGTTGCAGAAGGGGCAGGTGACGGCGGAAGTGCTGCTGCCGCGGCTGGCGAAGCGTCTCGAGGAGCTCTATTCGGTTGACCGCAAGAGCACGCTCACGGCGGAGATCAACCGGCTGAACAATGCGGTAACGGATCTCTACCGCACCCTCGCGGACACCGGCGCGATCGGCCTCGTAACATCCGCGCTCAAGGATCTGGCGAACATCATCAAGGAAATCGCCGCCTACTCGCAGCTTGTCGGCCAAGGGCGGTTCGGCGAGGCCTTCGCCGTCGATCCGGCCGGTGCTGCCCGCATGAAGCTGCGCCTTGGGCAGGGCACGGCGCTTACCGACGACCAGAGCGCCGCGTGGGACCAGGCCTTCGGCATGACCGGCAGCGCGCCTTCCACCGTGACCGTCAACAAGCCGGCTCCGCCGGCGTTCGCGCCGGCGGCGGAGAAACAGCGGCTCGACAGCTACCAGCGGCTCACTGCCGCCATCAAGGAACGCACCGGCGCTATCGAGGCCGAGACCGCAGCACAGGCATCGCTCAACCCGCTGATGAACGACTACGGCTTCGCCGTCGAAAAGGCGCGTGCGGAATATGACCTGCTCACAGCGGCGCAGGAAGCGGGCCTTTCCATCACGCCGGAACTGCGCGCGCAGATCGACACACTGGCAACGGCCTATGCGAACGCCTCGGCCGCGTCGGAACAGCTGCGCGAGAGTCAGGGGCGGCTGCAGCAGGCCGCCGCCGACTTCAATGAGATGGGGCGCGGTGTGCTCTCCGGGTTCATCGCCGATTTCACGAATGCGGAAACCCGAGCCGATGCCCTCAACAACGCCATCGGCCGCATAGTCGACAGCCTTGCTGAGATGGCCCTGAGCAGCGTGTTCAAACCGCAAGGCAGCGGTTCGGGCGGTTTGTTCGGAGCTTTCTTCAGCGCGCTGACCGGCGGCACCTCCGGCACGACGTCCGGTTATGCTGGAGCTTCTGCGCTCTACGACGAGGGTGGCTATACCGGCGATGGCGGCAAGCACGATGTCGCGGGTGCGGTGCATCGCGGCGAGTACGTTTTTTCGAAGGCTGCCGTACAGCGGCTCGGCGCCGATAATCTCGAAATGCTCCACCTTATGGGCAAGAAGGGCTACGCGGATGGTGGTTTTGTCGGCGGCCTTTCCATGCCGCGGATCAGCCGGCGCGGCGGTGCGTCGCGCGGAGCAGGCGCGGTCCTCAGCTTCTCCCCCGTCACCAATATCGACGCCACCGGTTCGCAGGTGAGCCGGCAGGAGATCGCCGGCATGCTGGCACAGCGTGACAAGGCGCTCATGGCAGGCGTGCAGCGGGCCATGCCGGGCTGGATCGTGTCCGCCCGCAAGCGCAACGTAGGGATCTGACGGTGGCCATCACCTATCCGCGCAGCCTGCCGGCCTGCGGCGCCCGTCGGGTCGCGCTCGAACTGTTCGACCCCGTGGTATCCGCCGCGAGCAAGCGGGGGCTGGTGATCAACCGCACGCAGGTAGTCGATCCGCTTTGGCGGCTGCGCGCCGAAACGCACATGTTGCGGCAGCCGGCGGAATGGATTGCTTGGGGCGCCAGTCTCGGCGGTGGCCTCCGCACCTTCCTCGCTTCCGATTCCCGTTACCGCCAGCCGCTGGCCTATCCGAACGCCGGAGTGCCCGGGGATGTCGCAGCCGGTTGGGATGGAACGGCTGATGTCACCGCGCTCGGTTCCGGCGGCGCTCTCTCGCTGGCGCTGCTTCCGTCCAGCTATCAGATCACGGCCGGGGACCGGATCGGGCTGGAGCAGGGATCGCCGCTGCGGCGCGGCTATTACATGGCGCTGGAAGATGTGACCGCGAGCGCCGGCGGCGTCGCCACGGTAACGGTCACCCCATTCCTGCACACCGCCATCTTCACCGCGGCCGCCACGGCGAGGCTATGGCGCCCCTCCGCCGAGTTCGTCCTCGATCCCTCGACGTGGCCCGAAAACCCCGGCGCTTTGCCGCGGTGGTCTTCCTTCAGCTTTGAAGCCTGGCAGACGATATGATCACGCTCCCGTCCGATGTCCTTGCTCTGCTCGACGCGGGCCGGATTTCCATCCGCGGCATGATCCGCTTCGACCTCGGCACCGGCACCTATGGCTTCATCCGCTCAGTGCAGCCGCTCACCTGGTCGGGCGTGACCTACCTGCCCGGTGGCCTGATCTCGGTCTCCGATCTCTCTGCGTCGATGGATGGCTCGGCGCAGGCCTTCACGGTCAAGCTGGCGGCATCGGCGGACGACGGGCTGACGCCGGAGGTGCTGCTGACGATCGAAGCCGAGGATTATCGGGATCGGCCGGTGACGATCTATGACGCCTATTTCCATCCTGACACAGGCGCCCTCTTGCACGTACAGGCCCTGAAGCGGGGCTACATCGACACGATCGACCACATCGACGATCCCGAGGACGGCTACACGCTGGAGGCCAAGTGTGAGAGCCGGGCGCTCGACTACACCCGCACAAATGGGCGCCGCCGCACCGTTGTCGACCAGGCGCGCCGCGCGCCGGGTGACCTCTTCTTCGAGCATACCGCCATGCGCGGCCGTGAAGAAATCTTCTGGGGCCGGGAGAAGGCCGCCGCGCCGCCGCCCCAAGTCCCCCGATCGACAACGCCTCGCCGGCGCTGAAAGCGGATCACTCACCATGCGGATCAAGGGATGGGAACGCGAGCTCCGGCTCGTGGTGGAGAAGCATATTGCCTTGCCGTCGGCCTATGGCATCTCCGACTGCTACATCATCGCCGACGACGCCGTGGAAGCCGTCACCGGCAAGCGGATGTTCACCGGGGCGCGAGGCTACCGCACGGCGGCCGGCGCCGCGAAAAAGCTGCGCAAGCGCGGCTTCCTGACCGTCGCGGATGCCTTCGCGGCTCGCTTCGCCGAGATCCCGGCGATGATGGCGCAGCGCGGCGACATCGGCGTCATCCACCAACCGAACGGCGACGTGACCGGGGGCGTGTTCACCGGGCTCGGCTTCTTCACCCGCGACGGTGACCGCGCCGTGTTCCTGCCCTGCACCGATGTCGCGCGCGCCTTCCGGGTCGACTGACAGATGCCCTTCATCGCCCCGATCATAGGAGCCGTTGGCGCCGCCATCGGCGCCGTCGGTTCGTTCGTCGGCAGCCTCGGCATCGTCGGCCAGGCGCTGCTCGGCATCGGCGCCAGCGTGCTCTCCAGCGTCATCCAGAAGGAGACGGCCGGAAAGGCGGAGAAGCAGCCCGGCGGCGTGCAGTTCGAACGGCAATATGGCGGGGACGTGCCACGGCAGGTTGCCTGCGGCCTCGTCGGCATCGCCGGCCACGACACCTATGTGAACACCTTCGGGCCGGCAAACGGCATCCTTCAGCAGATCTACACGCTGTCGGACTTCCCCTGCCACGGGCTGTCGCGCGTCGCGATCAACGGCAAATGGGTGACGCTCGGCCCGGTCGGCGAAGACGGGATGCGGAAGGTCACCAGCGGCGAGTACGCCGACCTCATCCGCGTCCAGTTCGTCGATGGCACGCAGACCGCCGCGCTGGCGGGGCTTGTCAACTCGGCAAATCCGTCCGACCGGTGGACCGCCAATCACATCGGTGCCGGCGTCGCCTACGTCTACATCGCGCTGGCCTTCACCGAACCGCTCACCAACTTCCCCGACTTCTTCTTCGAGTTCTATGGCGCCCGGTTCTACGACTGGCGCAAGGATTCGACGGTCGGCGGCTCCGGCGGGCATCGTTGGGGCAACTACGCCACCTATGAGTTCACCGAAAACCCGGTGGTGATCGAATACAACTACCGGCGCGGCATCGCGTGGAACGGCGACATGTTCTGCGGCATGGCGATGCCGGCCGCCGACCTGCCGCTGGCGAAATGGACCGCGGCGGCGAACATCTGCGACGAGACGACGGACTACGGCACGCGCTACCGCTGCTCGATCATGCTCGACTGCACCGCCATGCACGGCGAGAACATCACGTCCCTGCAGCTGTCGTGCGGGGCCAAGAAGGTCGATGCGGTGGATGGGTCCTGGCCGCTGGTTGGCCATGACCAGGCGGTGGTCGCCACCATCACCGACGACGACCTGATCGTGGGCGTGCGGGGGCGCTGGACGGCGCGCCGTTCGATGAGCGATCTGGTCAACCGGGTCTACGGCACGTTCCCGAACCCCGACAATCTCTGGTCGCCCGCCGACTATGAACTGCAGGGCGGTGGCGCCCTGGTGGTGCTCGATCGTCGCGACCGCGATGTGCCGCTCGATTTCCCCATGGTGCGAGTTCCCGGCCAAGCCGCACAGCTGGCCCGCATCTATCTCGAGGAGAACCGCTACGAGGCGACCGGCGACGAGGTGTGGCGCCCGCGGTTTCAGGTGCTGGAGCCCGGCGATTGGATTCGTCGCATCGGACGCACACACGGTGATCGCATCTACCAGATCACCGGCCTGTCGCTCGCCTCGCACGATGCCGACGGACCACGCAACGTCTCGGTCAGCCTGCAGGAGGTCGACGGCGCGATCTATGACGGCATCACGGCGCCGCCGATCGTTGTGCCGATGCCGCCGGGGGCGCCGGTGCTGCTCAATGAGGTGCAGGATTTCGACCTCGCGCCGGTCACCGTGCTCGGCGACGACGGCCGCTTGCTGCCGGCGATCCGGGCATCCTGGGCCAGTATCACGGATGTGACGGTGGCCTATGTCGACCTGCAGTACTGGCCGACGGCGCAGCCGACCTCGGTATTCACCAAGCGCGTGCCGGCTACGGAGACGATCACCGTGCTCGCCGAAGGCGTCGTCCGCGCGACCGAATACACGGTCAGGACGAGGCTGGTGACGCAGCCGCCCCGCGTCACGGTGTGGAGCGCCGGGGAAACGGTGACCACCACCGCCATTCCTGACACGGAAATCGACGTCTACCTCGCCAACATCAAGGGCGACGCCTACGACGCGCTGCGGCGCATGCGCGAGGACCTAACCGCCAACGTGCAGAGGATGGACATGTTCGTCCGGGACACCTCGGTCGGTCTCGGAAGGCAGGTCACCTCCACCAGCGTGGCGACGCGGCTCGGCAAGGCGAACGCGACGGCGATCCAGAGCGTTCAGTCCAGCGTGCAGGATCTGGGTGACCAGGTCCTTGCAATGGCCGAGATCATCGACGCGGTGAATGCGTCGATCGAGAGCATAAACGGGACGCTCGCCGGGCAGGCGTCGGCGATGACCGCGCTGACCGCGCGTGTCACGGCATCGGAGGGCGGCATCAACGCCCTGGCCGCATCGACGACGACGCTGTCCGCGACCGTCGGCGATCTCTCCGCGTCCGGCCTGCTGCGCATCGAGGCCCGTGCCGGCAGCGGCGATGTCTCCGCCCGTCTCGTCGTCCTCATGCGCGCGACGACGGGAAGCGTCTGGCGCGAGGTCGGCACGATCTGGGAGACCGGCTTCACCGGCGGCAACCCGGCTCTGCCATTCGCGCGCATCGCCAACTATGCCGACCAGTTCGTCATCATCAGCCCGATCGACGACGGCCGCCTGCCGCCCTTCGTGGTCGATACCGGGCTCGGCCAGGTCATCATCACCGAAGCTCTGATCAAGCGGCTGATGGTGAACAACTTCACCCTCACCGGCGCGGGCAGCAAGCTGCTGATCACCAGCAACCCGGCGCGCATCAGGGCGACGAGCTGATGCCTGTCTCGTTGACCGTGACCGGTGGAGCGATGCGGCTGCGCACGGCGCTGCCGGGGCATGATCCGGAAGATGAGAATACCGACGAGCGCTACCTGACCTTCGATAGCTTCTGGGGCGGGACGCTGCGGCTTCTCGCCAACAATGTTGTGTCGGCTGCGAGCCTCGCAAACCTGACCGTAACTTATCCGGCTGGAGCCGACGGGCCGATCACGCGGCGGTGCAAGGTCCTGCCGAGCGCCGGCGAGAACGCGACGCGGCCAACACTGGCGTGGGCACGGCGCGGCGCCGGCAGCGTCACCTACAGGTCCGGCGGGGTCGACACGCCCACCGGCTACCAGCGCGGCTACCGTCAGTGCGGTGTCACGCTGCGCACCAACAGCATCCTGCTTTCGCCGCAGCTCGCCGGCGTCGACTACGTGTATTTCGTCTTCGGCAACAATGGCACGGCGGCCGAAGGCTCCGGCGGCAACGGCGTGATCATCGGAGACCACGATCTCCACGGCGTCGGTCTTCATGCCTCGCGTCTCGGCTTCAACGTCGATACGGCAACCCTCGCCGAGATGGCGGTGTCGACCCGCAAGAACGTCTTCCAGATCTTCGAGACCGGGACGGTGACCTTGACCGGGACCGCACTGACCGACCCGCTCGCCGATCCTAACGTCAACTCCTTCGCCCTGCCGGCCGCCTTCGTCGACCTCGCGGGCTCCTATCCTCACTACCCGCCGGTGATCGCCTACTCCGTCGGGAACTCAGAACAGGTCAACTGCAGCGTCTTCTGGATCAATGCGAGCCGCCTGCTAATCCTTGGAACGGCGGATTTCTCGACGCCGGTGCGGTTCGCGGTGGTCGCGAGCGATCCGGCCTACCAGGGCGGTGTGGACAGCGCCACGGGTATCGTCCGGCTCGACATCACCGGCGATTACGTCCGCGTCTCCAAGCACAACATCGGCATTGATGCCGCCGGCATCGCCGACCTCGTGTTTGATTCCGACCGCCTGACGCCGCGCCTCAAGGGCTTCAGCGCCGTCGGCGCCTCGCAGGGAAGCGGGTTCTTCAATCTGCCGTCGCCGCCGCCTGTCGGCGCCGGCCCGCCCTTCAACTTCTTCATCCTTTGGGACCCGCAGATCGGCGAGTGGTGGTGCGGGTGTGGGAATGTCGCCTATTTCGACGTGCTCGGATTCTTCCAGACCGTCGGGGTCTGGGGCTATTCCGGCCACGCGCCCGCCGGATGGGTAGCGAACCGCACGCAATGCGGCTGGTTTCGGCCGGGCAGCTGGGGCAGCGCGCCGGGCTTCACTGCGACCATGAACGTCTCCGATTTCAGCTGAGGGCATTCCATGCCGACTTCACCTTCGGTCTTCCGGGCCGGCGTCGTCGCCGTCACGGCGGGTTCTCCTATTGTCCTTGGCACCGGCACCGGCTTTCTTCTCAACGGCGTCACCGGCGGCATGTTCTCGCTGGCGGGTCACGCCGTCCCGGTTCTCTCGGCGGATTCGGAAACCCAGCTGACGCTCGCCTATGACTGGCCCGGGGCGACCGCCTCGGGCGTCGCGGACTATGCGATCTCGCTCGAAAGCGCGCTGGCGGCCGACGCGACCTTCGTGCACAACCGGCTGGTCAGCGTGCTCGACGCCATTGGAGCGATCGAAAATGCGCGACCGAACTATGAGGTTCTGTCGGTCGGGAGCAATGCCCCACCGGGCTCGCCGGTGGTAGGCGGTCTCTATGTCGTCGGCACCGTACCGAATGGCGCCTGGGTGGGACAGGCTAACAACCTGGCGCAGTGGACCGGAGCCGCTTGGCTTTTCACCGCTCCGGAGCGCGGCACGACGGTGGTGAGCGCCGCGACCGGCATAGTTTCGATCTGGAACGGTACGACGTGGGGCGCTTATGTCGCGCCGTCGTCGTTCATCGCAACCCTAATGGACGATGCTAGCGCATCGGCGGCTCTGTCGACGCTGGGTGTGTCAGATTTCGCCAAAACGATCCTCGACGACACTACCGCTGCCGAAGCCCGCACCACGCTCGGTGCGACGGCGTTTCGGGCGCTGGGCACATTGACCGGTGCTGCTGGCTCTTTCGCCCGCTTCACCGGCGCGGGCGGCGCCGATGCCGTGATGCAGGCGATCGTTGGGACGGTGAGCCAGAGCGCTGGCGTCCCAACCGGTGCGATCGTCGAAGCGGGATCCAATGGCAACGGCAACTACGTCAAATTCGCCGATGGCACGATGGTCTGCTGGGCGACCTTTGCTGTGCGGGCGATCAATATCGCCAGTTCTGCGGTTATCGGCGGCTTCCGGTCCGCTGCAATCATACCGACGTTTCCCATCGCTTTTGCCGCAGTTCCGGCGATCGTCACGTTTGCGACGGGGGGATCTGGCGCAAGTGGGTCAGCAATTACGGCATGTGACAGTAGTGCTCCGACTACCGGAAATTTCTCTTTTTACCTAGCCGCTTCGGTGAACACTACCGCGGCCGGAGCGGGATATGTTGCCATCGGCCGCTGGTATTGATGACTGGATAAACATCACATGCCGACTCCCTCCACCGTAATTGCCTTGGGTGCCCGCGGCACAGTCCACGAGGTCACCGAAGACGCCAATTTCTACTACTTTCGCAGCGACAGCATGGGCTGCGCAACGCTACCATTCAAAATGAAGAAGACGGCATTCACCGATCTGGCGAAGATCGTTGATGGTCACACAGGCACTAGGTGCTACGTCGGCTACGGGCAGTCTTGGCGGACGATGTCTGGTGGGGCTATCAAGTCGTGGGTTGCCGGATATAGCGCGGAGCCGGAATCCGCGCTCACGTTCCATCAGACCAATTCTGCCGGGGCGCGTTCGGTGCTGGGGCCAACCGTTGGTGTTTACTGGCCAGGCAGCACGTTTGTTGACGACATCTGCGGCATGTCGCTGAATGAGCCCATCACGCTCGACCGCGTGGCGGCCGTAGCCCGCGCGAGATGGCGCCGCAAGCGCGTGATCAGGCAGTTCTCCGACTTTCACTTCACATTTGGCTACCCGTCTTCAGGCTGGGATTGGGGCGGTTCAGGCGGTGCTGGCCTCAATGAAAATTCTCCGTCGTGGGCCAATGGAATCGCCGCCCTGAATCGACTGCGCACCATTTTGACCGGGTACGGTCTAAGTGTTGCGCTCGCCCCGCTGTCGTGGACGCAGGGCGGTGACCCGAATAAGAACCTAGCGGGCAATCTCGACGACTTGGCGCAGCTTCGGCACCATTGGGGTGAGGACGCCGCAGGCGGCGCTGCTCAGCCGCTGTTCATTGGCATTGCGCCCGGCGGGTCGTCGACCACGGAAATGCCTGTCGGTGCGAAGGCGCAGATCCAATACTGCCGCGACAATGTGGGGTCCGGCATACACCTCACCTTTCCGTGGTACATGTTGCGGCTGACGTCGACGGGCCCCGGAGATGATGGCAGCATCCATTTCGACAGCGCCGGCATGGTCCGCTACGGAGCCGTAGAGGGCTACGTGCAGGCCATCGTCGAGGCTGGTGTTGTTTGGACGCCATTCTGGCTTACGCGCGATGTCGACCCGGTGCGCGTCGATGGGCAGGAGGTCGTCGTCACCTTCGACGCCCCGCCAGGCGGCGACTTCGACCGGAAGGCCCCTCGCGTCATCACTCGCGACGACGAGCCCGACTTGCCGGGGCTGGCCGAAAGCCACGGCTTCCGCGTTAAGCGGGCCGGCACGTTCCTCACACTTGGCACACCGACGTATGGGCTCAACGCATCGGGCAAGCCGGAGGCGCGCCTGCCCGTGGTCGAAACGCTCGTCTCCGGAGACGCGCTGGAGGTGTCGTACTGCGCCTATGGCACTGGCTCGGTGCCGTTCGGCCATTCCGGCGTCTGGGGGAATGTGATCCTGCGCGGCCCGCGGTGTCCGGTGCGCAAGGACGTGCCGGACCCGTTCGTAGATATGCCGCTGGTGCCGTTTATCGCTGCATCGACCGCCTAAGGGCTTGCATCGTCTCGGGCGTGTCCGGCTAGCGGATGACGCCAGGGACCTCCAGCATCCGCGCCTCAACAGCCTCCCTCAGCCGCCTTCGGGCGGCTTTTTCATTTCGACGACGTTGTTCCCGGCGCTGCGGCTTAGGCGCTCGTGCGCCTCGGCGTCCCCGGCCGCGAACCGCGCGATGCGCCGATCCATCCACCAGCAGAACAGGACCGTGATCGCGCCGAGGGCCGCGAAGACGAGGCCGAAGCCCGTCCACCACTCGGCGCTGAACCGCATCGCCTGATCCCTTCCCCGACATTCTGGAGACGAGCATGCGCCTCATTCCGAACTGGCGGAAGGTGCTGCTGCGCGCGTGGAGCGTGCGCCTCGGCCTGATCGCCGGCCTTTTCGAAGGCCTCAACGTCGTCCTGCAGATCACCGTCGACCGGCTGCCCGACGTCTCTCTCGGTCTGCGCCTCGCCGCCGGCGGGTGCGCCTGCCTGGCGCTGGTGTCCCGCTTCATCGCTCAACCCAAGACCATCGGAGAATCCCATGCCGATCACTAAGCTGCGGCCGACCGGCCGGGCGCGGGCGGCCATTGCCGCCGTCATGGCGCTGGCCATTTCCATCGGCGGGATCTGGTACGTGCCGACGTCGAGCGGCAAGCAATATCCCGCCGCGGTGGTGCTGGCCGCCGAGCACATCATCAAGGGCTGGGAGGGCCTGCGCCTCATCGCCTATCGCGACATCGTCGGCGTGTGGACCATCTGCTACGGCGAGACGAAGGGCGTGCGCGCCGGCATGCGCAAGACGGCGGCCGAGTGCGAGGCGCTGCTCTATGAGCGCGTCTACCGCGACTTCTACATCCCGATGTCGGCATGCGCCGCGCCGGCCTTCGTGCAGGCCCCGGTGCCGGTGCAAGCGGCCATGCTCGGCGGCGGCTACAATTTCGGCGTCGGCGGATGGTGTGGCTCGACGACCGCCCGCTACATCCGCGCGAAGCTCTGGCGGCAGGCCTGTGATGCGCAGACCGCGTGGAACCGCGCCGGCGGCAAAGTGGTGCAGGGCCTCGTGAACCGCCGCGAGATGGGCGACGCCTCTCGCATCGGCGAGGGCGAGCTCTGCGTGACGGGGCTGCAGTGATGCTCGGCCTCCTCGACACCATCAAGATCGGCGCCGGCCTCATCGCCGGCGTCTCGCTCACCTGGGCGGCCCAGACCGCCTATGACCGGCTCGTTGACGATCCGGCCGTCGCTGCCGCCGCCCGCGAGGGCTACGTGCAGATCGCCGAGAAGACGGCTCTTCAGGCGCAACTCGCCGAACTCAGCCGCCAGCGCGCCGCTTCCGATGAAGCGCTGCGCGCCGCACTCGCCCGTGCCGAAAACGCCAAGCAGGAGGCTGCCCGTGCCCAAGCTCAATATGACGACCTGGTCGTGCAGGACAGCGGCGCTGACGGCGCTCGTGTTGACGGCTCTGATGTGCAGTGGCTGCGCGACTACTGAGCGGCGCCTGACGGTCGCGGCCGGCACGACGGGCCGCATCGCCGCCAGCGTCGACCTCCCTGACCTGCCGGCCGAGTGCCGCGCGCACATGGCCCGTGTCGTGCCCAAGGAAGGTGAGAAATGGCGCTGGGTGCAGAAGCGCTGGGAGATCGTCGCTGACACCGAGGACAAGCGCACGGCGCGCTGTGCGGCCTTCTATGACGATGTCGCGGAAGGCTTCGAGGTCACGGGGGTTGCGGGCGATGCGGAATGAGCCCAACAAATCTGTCGTCCTCTCCATCTCGCGCGACGAGCTGCGCGAGGAAATGGAGAAGGCCGTGCGTCGCGGCCTCGAGGATGTCGGGCTCTACACTGAGGATGCTGAGGACCGGCGTGAGACGCGCGAGGATATGAGGTTTGTGCGCCGGCTTCGCCGGGCGACCGACGGCATCGCGGCCAAGGTCGGCTACACCGTGCTCGCCATCGTGACCGGCGGCTTCCTGGTGGTCATCTGGGCCGGCATCAAGGTCCATGTGCTCAAGCAATGAGAGGCCCCGCCGCGCCGCCTTCCACGAGCCGACTGGCCGGCTGCTGATCAACTTCGATCATCAGTCGGGCATCGGCACGCTGGAAGAGTGGGAAACCTATGTCCGATTCATCCAGCGCGAGGTGACGCGGCAGCGTGAGCGGCAATATCAGGCCGCACATCCCTGGCACTGGCGGCCCGAACCGGAATTCTGAGATCCGCGCCCGCGCGCGGATGACCGTCGGCTCCGGCCGGCGGTGACGTGCCTAGCCCTCCTTGGGCGTTCCTCCCTCATCTTGGCCCCGCTCTCCTCCGGGAGGGCGGGGCTCTTTTTGCGTTGCCGCGACAATACCGCTTCGTTGTGGATACAGCGGCCGGCCAGATGAAGCGAGGAATGTGCTTCTGGCTCAGAATTGACGGCAGCATCCACAACAAATACCTAGGCGCCGATATCGTGAGGCTCCGAGGCGGAAGCCAAGCGTGCGCGAATAGGATGACAGGGACTGAGATGACCAATCGGATTTCGCGCATCGCTGCCGCTGAGACGCTGCTGTTCATTCTAATCATTGCTGTCATTTCATTTAAGCATTTCGTCCTTATTGTCCCTCATGGTCCCTCTGTATTCATGGACGAGTTATGGTATAAAGACAATATTATCTCGCTGTTATCGAATGCCATTGCGTATAAGGCGCATTATCCTCCCGTCTATTCGGCAGTGTTAATGCCAGCCTTTATTTTTGAGAATTGGTATGAGGCCCTTGTCGGACTCAATGCCATCTATACGTCATTATGCATTGCGGTCGTATATTTCGTTGCTCGATCGTTCGTCCGCCGCCTGCTTGCCCTTGTTGCTGCGTTGGCAGCCGCTTTATTGCCTTGGCAGGCTGTGTATCCGCTTTATATAATGAGCGAGAATGTTGCAGTACTTCTTTTCGTCCTGTCGGTATTTCTTGCCAGCCGAGGCGTCACGGATCGACCTGGTGAGGCGCTAATTTTTGGGGCCCTACTATCTACTTTGTATCTTACCAAATACTTGGCTCTGCCTGCGTTGCCGATGCTCTTTTTGGCTTGGATGGTCGGGCCCTTCCTCCAGCGCTGCCGGTATTCGCTGTCGGCATATGTTACCAGCATCGCCGCGTGCGCTTTAGGGATGTCAATCATATTGGGCGGATGGGCTGCTTATTGCCTTTCTCGGGGAATCCCGCTGCTCAAGGCGTTCGGGCTGGCATTTGTGGATAAATACATCGACGCTGCGCCTCAATCATCTCAGTTTATGTGGTTGATTGTGTATGCAGCAGATGCTGCCCTTTCTGTCGCGCCCTTCATTTTGTTCGTGGCTCTGTGGGTAACATCTCACAGTTTTAAGAAACAAGTTCGCGAACTTAAATTCACCCAGGATAGTGTTTTTATCATCCTGTCGGCATGTGTTGCAGCAGGCTATTGTGTGTTGAGCGCACGTCATTCATTCATTGTGCCGTATAACAGACCAAACCCATCCCATATGCAGGGCCGCTATATGATGCAGATTGGCCCAATGTTTATCATCGCGGGTGTAATTTCTTTCGAAAGACTTATAATGGATGGCCGGCTTGGATCTGGCCGAATGCGCTGGTGGATGGCGCCGCCCCTTGTAGTGGCCGCAGTTGTGCTGTCGTGGGGGATATTATTCAGAGATTTTGTCTGGTCGTTTCCCGCGTGGTTCGCGAGCATGGCGCATGTGTCGCCCAGCGTCTTTCCTTACAACAATCAGAAAGTTGCAATACTGTGCATTGCGTTGGTCGTTATAATGGCGCTCATTGTCATGATCGCGCGTGCGTCTGGAACGATCTGGCGTATCGCGGTGCCCTCAGCAATCGTTGTTGCCATTTGTTGGCAGGCGGCGCTTTTTTGGGGTGGTGTCGAGTATGTTCGCGCACTGAGGAACACACAGCACGGACGATATATTGCCGCGGAGGTCTTGAGCGGGCGAGTTAGTCCGAATTGTTACGAGGATATAGTCATTGATGTGCCGTTTTTGACGCCGACTATGCTCAAAAATCAGCTGTCGTTCTGGGGAATTGATGGAAACAAATACGACATAAAAATAAGCGTTCTTGATGAGAAGAAAGAAGAAAAGGACGATATTTACATGCTTCTAGGCGCCGCAGGGCGAAACGCTGTCGCTGTTGCCAACTACAGCCTAGACGGGCAGCAATATACTGCTTATTGCATCAATCCGGACTGA